AAGTCACCGCCGTCGGCAAATGTAATCATGCGGTTACGGCCATCAGAGGCCGCGCCATCACTAATCGGAAGGTTGTTAGGAGAACCAGAGTTGCCTGCGGAGGCCAGTGTTATTGAAACCTGCCCGTCAAGCGCCGTATCTAGTAAGCCCAAATTTGTGTTTGTCGTATCGCCCCATGTACCAGACTGTTCGCCTGTGCCTATGAGTTCGATCCCGTTATTCAGTGTATATGTACTAGGCATGTTTCAATCCTATGCTGCTATATCATCCCAGTTCGGAGTTTGGGACGGTGTTTCGTCACTCCAAGCAGGGGTGGAAGATGGTATCTCGGGAGTATAACCCGGATTTTGATTTGGGACAATACGTCCCCAAACGAGGACTTGTCCCACCCCGCCCGTTGCGGAAACGCCTGTAACAGGAACATCCGCGTTTGCATTTGCTTCGGCTTGACCAACTTGGCCCGCGCCTGCAACGCCTGTAACGTCAACGATGACGATTATGCCGACTTCTACTTCACCGACAGAGCCGGTGGCTTCTAGTCCAGTAGGATTAACATCGGCATTAGCGGTAACGGCAACAGAGCCAACTGATCCGGAGGCTTCAAGGCCCGTAACAGGCGCTAGGGCATCAGCTTCAACAACTACTGTGCCAACCTGACCCGTACCGGCAATTCCAGAGGCGGGAACAACTGCGGTGCCCGTTACGGTTACAGTGCCAAGACCACTTGTACCAGAAACACCTGTGACCGTAACATCCGCGTTGGCCTGCACAACCACGCTACCTACTGCGGATGAACCTGACAATCCCGTTACAGAAACATTAGCGTCTGCAACAATTACAACAGAGCCAACTTCCCCATTAGCTGCAACGCCATCAGGTAAGACATTGGCACCCGCAATCACTGCGACAGAACCTACTGCGCCAAGGGCCTCAACCCCGGTGGGGTTAACATTAGCGTCTGCAACAACCGTTACACCACCAACAGAGCCCGCGGCCTGTAGTCCAGTCACAGGGACATTGGCCTCTGCAACGATTGTTACAGAGCCAATCTGTCCGGCTGCACCCGCGTTCGTAATAGAGTCTTCGCCAAAGGCTAGTTGACCCCACGTCCCCCGGCCCCAGCCGGAAAAGGGGACGATAACGTCGGTCATTAGGCTATCCGAATGATCGCGTTAGTAGCATCCGCTGTTGGGAATACGACAGTAAAGTCACCATTGGTCGAGGTCTTGTCAGCCCCAAAGTCCAAAACAACCACCGCCGGATTACCCGCCGCGGTGCTGTTGTAGATCAGCGCACCACGGGCCGTAATCGTTGAAGACGACCATGTTGTGTCTGCGAAATCAGTGAACGCCGTAGTACCCGAGCTTGTTGGATCAATCCGCGTTAGCGTATTGCCCCCCGCAGTGTAGCCAGTACCCGTTACTTCGTCCGTAGCAGTGTACGCGGTAGTTGCCGCCGTAAATGACGCGTTGTTGTCATACAAAGCAATCTTAAAGGTGTCGCCACCGCTAAGTTGAAAGTTATGCAAAGCATCAAGAAGCTCTTTCTTGAAGCTCGTACACATGAAATTTCCTGTAAAGGCCATGCCTAAGTCTCCTTATTGTTTACAAGTTCAAGTTTCATTGTTTCGGCCTAATTAACATACCAGTCCGATATTCATCTGTTACTTCTTTACTTTCGCCAAGCATTTTCATGCCAGATACGGCTTCGGCAAATCTTTTTTCGTACATAGCCATCATATCAGCCTCACCCTTCATAAAGATGTAAGCTTCCATCAAGCTGCCGTACAACAAAGCTATTTCCGCGTTTTCACTAAGCCACGTGGTCCCATCTTCCGCGCCAGCCGTCAAACTAGCAGGCCGGTAAAAGTAATGTAGTTCTACGGCCGAAGAAGCGTCTGGGGTAGGGCCCAAAACAAAGTTATCTACGTCAAAAACAGCATAATAACGAGGGCTGCCCGTCGTCGTCGCGTCCGGATTAAAAGATTGGACAAAATCCACGTCTTTAAAGTCCAAAAACACATGGTCTCCGCTCGCATCTATAAAAGAAAGCGAAAAAGAAGCCAAATAATCACTAGGACAAGCCAAATATTTGTTAGAAGCGGACATTGATCCGCTCACGTTCTTTTTAAACAGGCTTAATTGAACGTTTTTAAGAATCCGTTCTTCCGCCTGCGTGATAAAAAGAGGCAAATTGTTGACGAAAGTGGTTTCTTCGTTCTCAGTATAGTCCTGAATAGCCTGTTTTAATTGTGCATATGTAAAGCTCATGTCACCACCGTCACTGATCCAACCTGTCCAAAGCCCGTTGCGGGCCGGAGGGCGGGGTTTTCTACCAAAGGCACACCAACATAAACGTCCATGGGCTCTACCCGGTCAGGGCGAGCGTTCTGTAACGCTTCGGGGTCTGAAACTTTACGAAAAGGCCCTAATTGGGGCTGTTTAGGCTCAAATTCGTCCGGGCCAACTAGCAACCCGTTCCATTCTTTGCGCATAAGTCGATACCGATACCGTTGCCCGGATCGGTCCGATATAGCCCATGAATTTTTACCGGATGCAAACTTAGACATTAGCTCACCCTGTAATATTGATAATTAGGAACGACGTTAAACGACGAACGATCCCGATCTTCTGTGGCTGCGCGGTCAAACTCTTCTTCATATACTGCTTTCAGCATTTGAACACGGTTAGGAGCCCGCTTTAAAGCGATATAATAAGCCAATCCCGCCGCCAAACACGGATAAAACCTAAACGGAAGGTCCATGGTGTTGGTGTATATGTCCGCATCATCCATACGGGTCAAAGCGTCATAATACACAACATCCGTGGCATTGTCCGGAACAGGCCACAAGTTTAAAACCGGCGTAATTTGCCGGTCTAAGAAAAACTGATTTACGCGGCCTTGAGTAGCTTTGTTTGGGATTGTAAGAAACCCGTCACGGCTTAGACGGTCCAAAGAATAATCTGTCCCGTCGCGTTGAACAATGACAGACAATACGTCAATAACGTCATTGCCTAGTTCATAAGAACCATCACCAACAACCATTGCTACGGTCCGCTGCTTGATGGTCCATTGGTTCAAACCACGGTTAGCCCAATCCGCAAGCATAAGATTTAACGACCTTTTGGCCGTTTTTAGGTCATAACCGGTTCGTACCTCTAAGCCGCAACGCTCAAAAGCTTCTTCAACGTACTCAGCTACGTCTAAATCAAAATCTTTGCTATTAGAGGTAGTCATTACCGTTTCCTATTCGTCTTTGCGGTTTTAGCCGCCAGATTGAACGCTTTTGCCGTTGGAGCGCCCTTTGCGCCGGGTTTTCGCATCTTCTCGCCCGAACCCGCAGCAATGCGTTTTCGTTTAGCTTGAATGTTCGAGTATAAACCGGGCTTCTTTCCCATCAGGCATTCCTTACTACACAGCTTTTGTTGCCGACTTTACCGCCGCTGCCAAATTTCTTGACCATACCGCCGCCACGCATTTTCTTAACCATGCCGCCGCCACGCATCTTTTTAACCATGCCGCCGCCACGCATCTTCTTAGGTTTCATCGCCATTTTTTAGCCCCCTATAAAGGTTTTCCCGCTTTGCATAGATTTCGCGAGCATTATATTCTGCGTCATAAGTATCATAGTAGCCCTTTTTTGACAACTTGTCTGCCGCTTCTTGCAGTTTTGACAACCGTTGCACAAAAATCAAGGAATAAGCTTCTTCCACGGTAGCGTCGAACTCAATGTCCGCTACAAAGTCGCTCGCGTCGTCTTCTGGGTGAAAACCCATAACCCAGATGTCTTTATCAATAAACATCCCCTCAGAAATCACTGTGTTCAAATCGTCCAAATATTCATGGAAAGCTTCCGGGGCCATTTCAACCGTTAAGTCTACAATGATGGCTAATTCAAAATTGTCATCAAAGCTAGAAACAGTGCGGTACAAAACTTGGTTACTACTTTCGTATTTAAAAAGTACAGCAACTTTTTCGTCCAGCCACGCTTGTTTTGCATAAGGACACGGCGGAAGGTCGTTAAAATACGGGTTGCTTTTTTCTAAAACTTCTTCGGACCACTGCATTAACTCGGATACAATGCTTGCCTCTTTAGGATTGCCGAAAAAGGAAAGGTTCATTTCTACTTCACCACGCTTTGCAGGACCAGTAACGGGCGCTGAATTTGTCTTTTGCCGTATCACACGAATGACGGGCTCGAAAGTTTTTACGACGGCCGGGTTGGTCTTTTTTGATGGACATCTTAGGGTCCCCGAACCGGACCAGTTTAATCTCAGAGCCTTTTTTAGCCAAAACGGCACTCTTTTTAGACGCGTTGGGAGTCCTTTTAGGCTTGTTAAAACCCGGAAAAGTCTCCCCGCGGTACTTTATTCGGCCCGAAGGTGTTCTAGTTACGTCTTTTGTCGTAGCCATAAACCCCTCATTTCTGAATAAACAAAGTCAGGGAAACGTTGGCGGGTAAGGTCGCATATAAGCCGTTGTAAAACAAAATCCCGTCCCCCGGAATTTCCATGCCAAACAAACCCGCCGTTTTTTCGTCTATTTCAAGGACTTCATCCCCGGAAGCTGCCGAGGCATTGTCATATATAATGACATCACCACTTGCGCCGGAAGCGTGGTTAATTAAAAAGCCCGTTAAGCGACCCCGACCCGTAGCAAGAGTTCCCGAGTCGTGGCGATGAACCGATTTTACCTCGTTTCCTGCCATGATTTACACCTTTAGCTGTAAAAGACCGTTACAGACGTACA